ATCTCGTTTTGCGTCGTAGCGATAGCCGATGCCGGCGTAGTTCTTCCTGATGTTGTGGTTGTAGGAGGTCTGCAGCCAGGTGGTGTGTTCACCTGTCACCGAGCGGCAGAAGGCGATGCCTGTCTGTTCGCACTCATCACCTTTGTGGTTCAGGCAATCGTCATTGCCAACAACGATGACCTGCAGCACCAGACCGTGTTCATCAATCTGAGCAAAATGCGCCATGACTAGAAGGTGATGGATCCCGAGCCGGTGAACCTGTAAACGCGATACCCCGAGCGGGTAGGCGTCGTGTAGGTCCCGGTCACTGTTGGCTCTGCAAAAGTGTTTTTGTAAGCAATAACCAAAACGCCAGAAGAGGCCGAAGTATCAGAACCGCTCGCGCCGCAGCCTGTGTTGGCCGCTGCGCTGTGGCCGGTGCCGCCAGCTTGGGGAGACGTGCCATAGGACCCGCCGCCTGCCGCGTAGTAAGCCGTCGCGCCCGTGATGGCGTAGCTCGACCCAGGCCCGCCTTTCCCCTGGGCTGAAGTGACATTGGCAGCGTTGCCGCCCCTGCCGCCACCACCGGCAGCCCCAAGCGTCGTCACGTTGCCGCCATTGCCGCCCACGTCACCCTCGCCACCTGTTGCGCTGCCGCTGGCGTTTGCGCCACCACCGCCGCACCCGCCGCTCGAGCCGTTCTTCAACGTGCTGAATCCGCCGCGGCCACCACCATTTGCGAAGGTAGTGCTGATCTTCGTTTGATTGCCAAACGCCGTACCTGAACCGCCGGCGCCAATGACGATGTCGTATTTGAAGCCCGGCGTCACCCTCCAGGTAGTTGTGTAATTGCAGCCGCCACCGCCACCGCCGCCTGTGTAGGTGCCGCTCCCTTTGCCACCACCACCTGCAACCATCAGAAGCTCGACCGTGGTCGGGGAAGGCAGCGCAGGCACCGCCTTAATGTCTGCGACCGTTGCGTGATACAGCGTCCCTGAGCGCAACACCAACATCACGTCAGTGTTGGGCAGTGTCCCGTAGCTGGTCCCCAATGCCCAGTAGTCGACACCAGCTCGATTCACAAGGATGTAATCGCTGGCTGTCAGCGCACCAAGCCGCGACAACGTGCAGCGATACAACGCCCCGCTGCGCTGCACAATCGTTTCGTCGGTGGCTGGAATGACAGTAGACATTGCGATCAGCCCCCTGGGTAGTAAGCAATTCGAGTGGCCTGGCTGGTGTAAGTGCTCGACGCCAAGTAAAAGTAGTTCTTCATAAAGGTGCCCGCGTAGTAATCCCCACCATTTGCATAGGTCCCCGAGAAGCCACCGTGCTGCCCTGCAGCGAGCGTGCCATCACTATTTGTCCAGAAGCCATCTCCGATCGCGCCTTTCAGATCTGCACTGGTGGTCGTGGTCGTTGTGCCACCGGGGAGAAGCCCGATGTTGTTAGGCACCAATGCGACGATCGAGCTGTTTGTGTAGCCGACTGCGACTTCACCCAAATAGGTGTAATCCGCGGTGATGGTGTCGGCCCACTTGGTTGGATCGTTGCAGGTATAGAGAGCAGTGCCTTGGGCATTGATGCCGTCCATCCATTGCCAAGCAACGCCGTAGATGTTCTCAAGCCCCCTGTAACTCACACAGGCTGATGCGACTGCGCTGTAGGCGGTATGGAAGCGGTTGCCCTTTGAATCGCTTTGGCCCGTTGTCCTGGTGTAATCCATGGCGATTGAAGGCCCAAGGCCCATGGCCCGCTGTGAGTTCAGGTCCTGAAACTCCGTCATCAGCAACCACTGGATTGCATTCCAATCCCAAAACCCCATCAAATGCCAACCGGCGCCGCGGTTCGTCGCAGCCGTCCGCGCTGTAACTCTTGACATGCTGGCAACGTTCACAACGCCACTATTTGAGTTGGCGCCGCCTGTACCGCTAGCCATGTAGGCACCCACATAGATGTGGCTCCTGTACGTGCCATTCGCGCGCACAAATGCAGGATGCACCTGGAAACCGTCATTGGTTTTCTCCCCCAGGGTGATCTTGAACGTGTGCGTGAAAGTGCTCGCCGAACTCATCGACACGCTAAATAGCGGGATCTCAACCATCACTGGGGTGGTGGTCGTGGTCAACGAAGCAGCTACACCTGTGCCGTAGTTCGGCGAGTTGGCAGTGTTAGACACGCCGCGGACCCTACATTCCCACACTTCGTTGTTAGAGATAACGCGATCACCTACTTCGTAGGTGACGCCACTTGCCCAGGGCAGCACACCTGCCCTTAGCTTTGTATTCGCGACCTCGGTAGTACTAAATGCGCCCGTATAGGGCTCTGAGATTACTGATGTCTCAACTAGCCGCAGCCAGCTGGTTTTCATCCTCGAGCCAGAGGAGTCTGCATTCAGGTAATACTGAACAACCCCAGCATTGCTGATAACGCAGCGCCGCAGCTTGGTATGAACAGAGATGTCTCGATCGGCTACTGCTTCTCGCGTGTAGACGTCGCTGTTTATCTCTACCGTGAAGCCGGGATAGACGACGGGTGGGGTCAGGGCGCGACGCACATCTGACACGTTGACGTAATACGCGGTGCCCATCCGCACCACCAGCAGGGCGTCTGTAGTCCGCAGCGCATCGAAGTTTTGCGCAGGTGTGTAGTAATCCGTGCCGCCACGACTCACCAGGATGTAGTCGGTGGGCGTGAAGTTACCGGTAGAGCTGAGCTTGCCGATGTTTGTGCGGTAGAGAGTCCCGCTGCGCTGAACAAAAATCTCGTCAGTTGCAGGAACAACCGTGCTCATGGCAGCTGCGGCAGCGACGTGATGTTTTTGGGTAGATAGAGGCTGTCGGACTCGCTCTTGGTATAAACCAGGCTGCGGCTGTAGACGTCGGTCAAGTTGGCCTTGCCCGAGATTGCAGAAGCCAGACCAGCGGGGTGCACGGCTCGGGTGGTATCAGCGCCTGACTGTGTCTCGGCAGCCGTCGCCAACTCAACGATGCCCGCGACGTTCTCCGTTGCTGCCGGTACGTTGGCGCTGCCGCCACCTGCTGCAACCGCAGTAGTCACAAACGCAGTCGTGGCGATCTGCTGCGTGTTTGTCCCTGGGTTTGCTGTTGGTGCTGTTGGTGTTCCCGTCAGCGCAGGCGACAGCAGGTTGGCCTTCAGATCGAGCTGTGCCTTCAAGCCAGCAGGATGCACGGCGCGGGTGCTGTCTGTTCCTGTACCCGTCTCGGCGGAGGTCGCCAGCTCGACAATGCCTGCCGCGTTCTCACTGGCAGCACTGGGCAACAGTGTTTTGAGCACATCCGACGTCACAGCGCGGCTGGCCGTACCAGCAGACACATCGCCCGCAGTCGCCAGTTGAACGACGCCCGTTGCGCTCGTGGTTGCGAGTCCCGCCTGCGTGTCAACCGAGATCCATTGCGTCCCGGTGTAGATCTGAAGGAGAGGGCTTGCACCGCTGGTGTTCGCCCAGAGGTCACCTGTTACCGCAGGCGTCGGCGCTGACGAACCTGATTTGAGGCCATGGGTTGCAGCCACCCAGCTCGTGCCGTTCCATACCTTCAGAACAGGCGCGCTAGTGACAGTCGTATCTACCCACAGCTGACCATTGCTCGGGCCAGCCGGTGGTGTTGCACTGATTGTCGAACCACCCAGACGGCGAACATTCCCGTCTGAATCCTTAATGCAGAGAAACGGATCATTTGAGTTGTAGTTGACCCCGATCTGTCCAACTGAAATCGCCGTTGGCCCCGGCAACTTCCCCGCAACAGTGGACCGCAAGTGTCGGAACTGGGGAAGTGCCATGACTATCTAGTCAGAAGAGCCCGAAGGCATGTGCCTAAAGCTTAGGCACTAGCTCCAGGTGCCCTCATCAAGGATGCTTCGATTGACCCATTGCCCATTGGATCCGTACACCAGCAAGTCGCCTTCTGTAGGGGTGCCGAGCACAACGTCGAGCAGGTCAGCCAATGTCGAGCTACCGCCCGCACCGCCGCCACCGCCACTATTCAGCGTATTGATGCGAACGAAACCAGCCGCCAGGCCGTGCGACAGCAACCAGTCGCCCGCGTCAAACACCGCGTTGTTGGCGTAGCTGATGTTATTGCCTGGGGCTGAGGCAACGAAGTACAGGCCAGCGTTGGAGTCGTTCGCTCCAGGTACTGCATTGCCTACAACGATTCCCTCGGCGGTGCCGAGCTGCGTCACACCCGTAACCAGGCCGGTCGAGGCGTCGTACGTGCCGCCATACCGCAGGTTCTTGTTGTAAAGAAGACTGCCGCCAGTCCGCATCCAGCTGTTGCCGTTCCATACAGCAACTTCGCCCGTGCTTTCTTTCAACCACTGCGTGCCGATGGGGTACGCGCCCACCAGCGCAGACGGAGTGTTCTCCTGCACCAAAGTGGTGGAGTAGTCCATCAGCTGCTGAACGCTGATGCTCCTGTCAGCAATCAGTGCGCGGTTCAACGTGCCGCTGATCAACAGCGACGCATCGTGGGGTGGCAGGTCGGAAGCGGTCAGCGGGCCACCTGAGACGACGTGCCCACGGGCATCGATCTCGACCTTGGCGTAGGTGCCAGGTGTCACGTTGCTGCTCAGGTGGGTGAGCTGCCCCTGGGCACCAATAGAAAGAGAGCCGCCCGCTACAACTGAAACGCCGCCGATTGTCGTTGTGGTGGCGGGGACAATGTTTGTTGTGCCGTCTGCTGTGACGCTCAGAGTGGCGCCAGGCTTGATCGCACCAACTGCGCTGCTGGTCGCCAGTGGCAGGTCAACATCGGCAATACGGCGGAAGGTCGGCGCAGCGTCGCCGCCACTGCTCGGCCCCGCCCAGAAGCGGTTCGCTTGCTGCAGGTCAAGCGTTACATCGATGCCCAACACAGAGCCGTTCGTGACGGCAAAGTTCAGCGGTGTCCCGACCTCACTCACCGACACGCTGCGAGCACCGGCGTGCTCAACCCAGCCGTTTGCTGTGTAGGTGTAGCTGACGTTGGTGAGTTCGTTGAATGCCCCTTGGCCGATGAAGTCGCCGGGTGTTGTTGGCGGGCCAGACACCACGATGCCCGCAGACTGATCCGCAAGCTTTTCGGCCGTGACGGCATCAGTGCCGATCTTGATGGCCGTGATCGCCGCATCCGTAATCGAGCGGGTCAGAACAGCGTTGTCGCCAAGCGTCGTGACAAAACTGCCCGTACCAGAACCATTAACGGCACCGGTGAGCGTGATGGTCTGGTCGCCTGTGTTGGTGCCGCTGCTAGTGCCGCTAAAGCTGCTGCCATTCACCCAGCTGCCGGTCTTGTCTGCGAGGTTGCCCAGGCCCAATGCAGACCGCAGAGTCGCTGAATCAGCGGAGGCCAGGATGTCTCGCCCAAGCTGCGTGCAACGCAACTCCTGGATCGGGCCCGGCGTGCTGCTAACGCCAAGCACCACATCCGTCTGGTTGCTGTGCAGCACCGCTGGGTCAAGACCCAGGCTCACATCGAGCTTGCCGATCGGGATCGACCCCGGATCAATCAGCGCCAGACCGCCTTGGAATAGGTCCTTGGTGGTGATCGCCTTGGTCTCAGACGCTGACAGGTCGGATACAGGCAGCAGATCAGTTGCCGATAGATCCGCCTCTGGCAGGCGCGTCAGGGCTGAGATTCTGGTATCTGCCACGGCGTCGAGCCAAATGTGGTGCTAGAGGCAGTTTAGTCAGCCGGTTCAGTCAGCAGATAATCAACGTCTTGTTCCCGCATCATGCGGTCGTAATCTTCCATCAAGATGTACTCAGAGCCTTCGCCTACGCGGAGAGCAAACTCTCCTGTTGTCACGAAATCAACCGCCAGTTCAATTAAACTTGTCGGCGATACGGTCACGCCCGCGCGTGTAATCACAGCCCGCATCTCGTAGTAAATCGGAGCCTCAGGCGTCGGTGTCGCCACCGTCAAGATGAGGTCGATCTCAGCGCCCATGTCGGCACGCAACAGCATCTGGGGCAAGATCATGCTCACCTCTGTCTCGCCGCCGCCTGCAACAGCGCACATCCCGCCCTTCACCTGGAAGTAGCAGTCGATCGTGCCGCTGCCCGTAATCGTCCCTGCGCTGTACTGCTCAGAGAACAACTCGCCAAGCGTGGTGACATCCACAGCTTCTTGGTCTGTGTTGAACGTGTAGCTCGAAACTGCGCCCAAGGGCCTAGTCCCTGTGTCCTTGAGTTCTGCTGTGATCTGAATCGGATCACCCGAAAAGTCGAGGAGATGCGCCGCTTTGTCTCGATCGTTGTTCAACGCATCGGCAAACGTGCGGTAAAGACGCAGGCCACCCATCGCGTTCACGTGGGCGTAGAACGTGGCGCTGTTGTGAACCACGTTGTCCGCCCACCAGTCCGGTGGGATGAACGCCAAGCCGCGCGGGTCGCCCGTTGTGATCTCGACGCGATCGCCAGTCAGGATGTTGCTCTCATCCCCCGCAAAGCCAAACCGCTTGACAACCGTGTTGACGTCGGATGGCTTTACTTCGCTGCGGATCGATTCGCCAGCAGCCCGACCGATCTGAACGCAACCGCTGCCGCCAGTGATGATCATGCGCCCAGCCCCTGCACGAAGTCGCCGTCCATCGTGAAGCTGATCTCAACTGAACCCACCTCATTGGTGGCGCTGCCCAAGCTCACGGTCGTGAGCCATGCCTTGAGCACAAGCTGATCAAGAAAGGTTGGGCCCATCGATAGCGTCAACTCCACACGATCAGACGGGCTAGGGATTCCGCTTCTCACCAGCTTTTGGATCAGCTTTGAAAACTCCGTGTAGGGCGTCTGCTGCCTGCTGCTCAGGCGGTAGTAATAGAGCTGCGCCGTGCCGGTCGCGGTTCGCTTCCCAGGCGTGTAGGTCTCAACGAAATCGCTGATCTTGGTCGTGCGAAGCGCTTCCTGATCGACTGACAGCTCCCATCGCGCAACCTTGGCGACAGGTTTGCCGAGGTAGACAAGACTGCCAGTGCGGCCGGTAAAGAAGCCCATCGCTACCTCCTCAGGAGCAGTCTACGCCGATCTCTCTGAAGAGCCCTGCGCTTAGATCCGCCACCAAGCTCTTGGCAGAGCCGCCCGAAATAGACGATGGGTGTTCCACCGCTCGCACCGTGACCTCTGCCTCTTCGCTCAGCGAAACATCAGTCACGCGGAACACGCGCTTGCCGTTGGTGTTGGTGCCCAAGACAAACAGGTTGCCCGCTGGCACCGACAGATTCTGCGCCACGCCGTTGAGGATCACCACATCCTGGTGAACAACAGGAGGGTTGACCGAGTCGTAGGTCATCACGGTGAAGCTGCCATCTGGAAGCTCAACGCCTAACGGTGTGCTCAATACTCCGCCTTCCTCGACAACGCCTGTGCGCACGGTGTCCCAACGGTCCAGGCCAATGTCCACAAAGATGTAACTGCCAGGCTGAATCGGGCTTTCGGTTGGGTAGGTCTTGAACTCAACCGTGCGGCGCACGTAACGCCTCTGTTGGCAGAGATAACGGGCGTACAGCACAGCCTGCTCGCGCTGGCTCACCCAGTCGCTTAGGTCGAACGTCTGCCAGACAGCATCGTTCAGATCAGTGTCGCTGCGACACAGCGTCACGCTGGTATCGCGAGGGAAGATCTCGTCATTGGTGATCTCGCGGTAAACCACCGTCGCGATCAGGTCCTTGGTGTTATCCCCGAAGTCGAGATACTCCTCGCGGTAGCTGTCCTCGAGGATGTTGCCCTCGTTGAACATCGCGGAGATGGTCAAGCTGGTGGTGGCCGCACCTGCGCTGGTCACCGGCAACGCTGGGATCAGTGTTTCCTTCCCGTTCATGCGGGCAAACTCCAGCAGGCTGTAGGGCGCCACCTCAACCCAGAACTCACGCCAGCCGCGGCGATCAGCGATCACGCCATCCATAAACAGCTGGACGCCAAGGCCGTTGTTCTTGCAAAACCGCTTTGCTAGGGCCAGGCGCTCCCAATCGACAGCATTGGAGTTGGCGAAGTTCTTGATGCCGTTCGTGGCATCCAGCACCGTGTCAGCAAAGATGTCTGGCGCGTAGCAGGTGCCTTCCCCGCTCTGGAATGGCCCGCTGCCATCATCGGCCACCTTCCACGCGGCCTTGCCTTCCTGCACGAATGCAGTGATCGAACGCAGGTCCTCCACGCCATTGCTGGCATAGGTGTGGAAGGCAAGCAGGCTCATGTTCTGATACTTGCCGGCGATCGGGCATATCGTCTGCTCCGTCACGTTGACCAGCTTCGCCTCGGGCCCGTTGTCGTAGCTCGACTGCACCTGCGTGTCAGAGCTGTTGGAAAACAGATCCCATTCGTTGGTGTAGATGGGTCCGCGCTCCCTCAGGTCGGGAAAACTGTTGAAGTCAAGAGCAACCTCTTTGCCGAAATAATTGATGACGCCGCCTGCTGCCGAAATGCTCCTAACGGCGCCTGCGTTGTAGATGTAGGCATAACCTGAGTAGCCAGACTCCCTGATCTCTGCCACAGGGTCAGACACTGGGATAAAGCGGAACTCACGCTTTGCCTTGGTTGAAGAGTGGAACAACACACTGATGTAGTTGTCGATGTCGTTGCCGCGCTCCACCGCGAACAGCTTTGGCACACGGGTGAACGCAGTGTCGCCGCTCTTGCGAATCAGCACGTAGAAGAACATGGTCCGGCGCTCCAGACCGTTGTCGCTCAGCTTGTAGCCATCGGGCGCTTCGTACTCGCCGTATTCTTTCTGGCGGCCAGAGATGCGACGGAACAAGCGCACCTTGAAGTTGAAGCGCACGATGTTGCACGCCGTCACTGTGGTGTAGAGAGCCTTGGCTGACTTGACCAGGGCCTTCACGTAGAACGCATCATCGTTGTCACGTATGAGCGTGCGCCAGTTCTTGAGTAGGTAGTTCACCCACTGCAAAGCCTGACGCTTCTCGGCGATCAGCTCTTTGATCTTGGTGACTACAGCGTCGACTCCTACCTGATCAACAGTGAACTTGCCTTGCAAGCCGTCGAGCTTCTGATTGATGCACTTGATGCCGCAAGCGAAACGCTCATCGTCGACGCCGGTCAAGACAAACGGCACGGTTGACAATCGCACGATCGAAAGCAGACGCTCCTGCTCCTCGTCGAGGTTGTCGGCAATGATCTGCCGCTTCTTATCAATCAACTGCTCTCGCTCTTGGCGCCAAAGCTTGAGGTTTGCCTTCGTTGGCTTTAGCTGTTTCCGCTTCCCAGCGATGTAGTCCGCCACATAGTCACGGCGTTGTTCTCGGATCTCATCGAGGATGTCGCGTTCTTTCGAGACCCGCTTTGCGGTGGCGTCAGCCTCTTTAAGGTTGGCGATCAGCTCTCGCTGGTCTCTAATCCGTTGCGTGTAATCCGCATAAGGCTGGGTCGTCTTGGCCTCTGCTCGCCATTCCTTGTTCAGTTCTTCAACGTCGTTTGAGAGCAGGTCGTTCAGAACGTCGATTCGTGCAACGACACCTTTCAGCTCCGCGTTGTTGGCGATCAGGCTTTTGCGGATCAGCTTCTTGGCCTTGCCGCCCATGAGCTGCTGCTCAATCCGCCGCAGCTTCTCGCGATCGTCCCGATACTCAGCGCGCAGCAGGTCGTTGTTGATCTTTGGCTTGTTGGCCAAGAAGAGCTTGAGCAGCTCCTCGGTGTAGGCGATTGATCCGCCCCTGATGAACGTTCGGTTCCGCGCCTTATCCAGATCATCAGTCCAGCTGACCGATGTAGACCCTGTGAAGTTGTAATCCCTATTCCCGCCGGTTGGGTTGCCTACCCCGCCGAACTTAGGGATGGTGAACGGCTGCGTGAAAACAGTGCTTTTGCGCTCACGCTCTTTGGCCTGTTGCTCAGTGAATCCGATCCAATACTTCTTGTTTTCCTTCTCGTCCGCCGAGAAAATACTGTCGACGTCTGCAGTAGTCAGCGCCTTGACCGGTTCCGAAACAGGCGCTTTGAGGATGTCCTTCGCGTTGTCGTAGACCTCTTTATCTTCGTCCTTGAAGATCTTCGCCCGCATTCGGTCGTACCGACAGGTCGGACCAACACCTGCCTCAGTGCACTCAAACTGAGCGCTAACAGAAGAGTTATCAAGCGACAGTTCTGAAGTAACGCTTCTGACCTTGAAGCTGGCACTCCCAAGCCTGTAGATCGCCCCGCGATCCAAGTTGTTCACCAGCTGCAAGCGCAGATCCTTTGCTGCCTCCTTTGCAACGGCTGCTTTGTCCTCATCCTGCTTCCGCGGCACCTCTTTGATGGACAGAGTGAAGGTGCTGCCTACTGAATAGCTGGATGCAAAGCCCCCAGAGATCGTGATGCCGATCGGGGCGTAGCGCGTCTTCCCGTCTTCATCGCGCTCGATAATGTCGACGTTGATCGGGATCGGCGCGTAAACACCAAGCTCGGTCGACGTGGTTGGTGTGTAAGCCTGCGAATAACCCTCGCCTGCATTGCCAGACAGCTCTCGCGTCAGGTGGGTGATGCTTCCACCAGCGGCCACAGCTGGATCGCGCGCATCGCCCAAGACACGGGAACTAAACGGCACAGGGCCGTTCTGAGGTGAGTAGTAGACCCACGTATTAGACGCCGAGAACTGGCGGGCAGGTAGCTGGCCAAACGCCGTTTTGTTCACGTCCAGCCGCAAGACCTTCGCTGCGCCGATCAACAGCAGAAGCTGGATGTATTGCCCGGTGCCAGTGCTCTCTACCGCCGACCACAGCAGTGATGTGCCGACACGCACCTGGCCCTTCGGGTTGATCTTGTCGTTGCAATAGACAAGGTTGATCGGGTCGCCGTAGCGCGCCAGCTCTTGGGTGCCGTTGAAGCCAGAACGCGGGGCGAACGACTTGTCCCGTCGTGAAACGGTGTTTTTCTTGTCTGGTGTCTCAGGCTTTGGCGCCAACAGCGCCGATGCAACCTGAAAGACAACACCGACAACAGCAAGAATGATCGAGACAGGCTCTGCCCGTAACGTCTCTCTGCGCTGCGCTTCAGACAGCGCATAGTCACGCTGCGCTGCCAAGAACTCGAAGTATTGCTCTTCCGTCAGCCCCAGCTGCTGACAGAGCCCACGCTCATAGGGCAGCAGCTTGCGGTTCATGGGAGCGGGCGATACAGCTTCAGGTTAGGCGGCACGCTTGAGGCATGAACCACACGGCGGGCGCTGCTGATGTAGAGCAACCCACCCACATCGCTAACCGTTGCGAATGCACCGACCAGCGTTCCTGCCAACAGCGCAACATCGCCAGGTTGCTGGTCGTTTGCCGCCTTGGCGTTCTGCAATAACCACCGCACCAACCTGATGCGTGGCACGGTCTCCACTTCAAACGACCGATACACCCACTCGAACATCTCGGCGTAGTCGCGCAGCCCCAGCCGCCGGCGGACATCACACATGAGCTGGAAGCAATCGGTCAGCCCGCTGCCGTCACCTGGACGGTGGCCCCAGCCATACCGCAGCTCGACCAGATCATTGAAGTGAGACATCACTGTTCAATGGCAAGATCCCGCTGTTCTCTGCTGTCAGGATGCGCGCGGGGAATGTCCCGCCAACCGAATCGAGTGCACTCCTGAAGCGGCATTCGATTGTGGTCTCACTGAATGAGCTGCCCTGACCCACATAGAACTCAGCCGGTGGGTCAGGCAAGGGCTGGTCGCTTGCATTCAGCCACAGGTTGTAGAGCGTCAGCTCACTGTTGCGGTTACCGTCTCCACCTTCAAGCAACCCAACGGCTAGCTCTGTGTTGGGGAACAAGATCGTCAGCGGTTCGTTGTCGCCGCCTAGCGCCATCGTCGATCCCGACGTCTGAAACGGCACGAAGGCGTAGCTGCCGCCCCTGAAGGTGTAGTTCTGCCTGACGAAGTAGTTCTGGCCGCGGAAGACGCCGCCGCCTTTCAGCTTCAGTTCAAACAGCTGACAGATCCTGATGTTCACGGGTAAACGACCTCGCCAACCAGGTCCACCGTCACGCTACTGATGCCTGGGAACACCGATGTGATCGTCGGTTCCTGCGCGTAGGCCCATTGGATGTTGACGGGTGCGCGCAGGCGGGTTGTGATTCCGCCGCCAATCCCCTGAAACACCTCAACAGGCAGAGCAAAGCGGTTGAATAAACCGCCGACACTCTCGAAGTGAGCAAAGATCAGCTCAGCCTGGGTGTCGGGGATGTTTTCGTACTGCAGCTTGATCGTCTGCCCCAGGCGGGTGTTGGTGAATGCGCGCTTCCAAATGGCGCCACTCAACGTCCGATAGGTTCGGATCGGCAGCTGCCCTGGGGTATAGCTGCGGCTAGAGGGAACTAAGGAAGGGAAGTTCATCAGAGGCCAATAGCGCGACGGTTACGAGGTGACTGGCGAAGCTTGTCTAGGGCCCGCTGTTCACCACGTTCGGCCCCTTTCTTTGTAGCTTGCGCCATCGCAGCTTGCAGTTGCTCTTGATCCACCCAATCGCGATCCATGAAGCGGGTGGTTTGGAAGCTCATGTTCATGTTGACCTGCGCGCCATTGCTTGAGCCCTTAGAGCCTTGGCTATTCATCATGCTGCGCAGGTTCTGAGCGTTCGTGATCCCACCACTCTGGCCAGGCACAAACATTTCAGGGCCACGTTCACCAACAAGAACAGGGGTGTTCACTGGTGTGGAACCACCAGAGGCGAAGAGGTCAAGGCCAAAGCCATTGAACCCACCACCGCCTGGTAGGGCAAATGGACCAGCACCGCTAAACAGCCCTGAGCCACTGCTGCCACCAAACAAACCAAGAACACTCAGGATCAGCTTCTGAGACAAGATCTGCGTTGCCATCTGAATGAAGGCATTGCCGATGTTGGCAAACAGATCACTGAATACCTCCTTGATTGTTGCCGTGCCTTGAATCAAACCAGTGATTGCATTGCTCAGTGAACTAGCGAGCTGACTTTGAATCGTGCCTGCAAGGCTCACAATCATCCCCTCCGTATCCGCCAACTGCGTTCGCAGCTCGTTCATGTAATCAGCGATCTTGCCCTGCTTGACGTTCGGGTCGAGATTCGGAGCAGATGGATCGAAGCCACTTGCAACAGTGCTGCTATCAAAGCCCCTGCCAAATGCACGTTCGCCATAGCTTTGATTTAACAGCTCACTTGCATCAAGCTGTTCATACAGCAACCTCACCTCTTCGCGTGTTGTCTCAACCTGCTTAATGCGAAGGCTCAGGGCTTCAGCGTCAGCACGTTGCATCGGATCAGCAAGCTCACCGATTTCACGCTGTCGCGCAAGATAATCACGCTGAATGCGACCAAGCTCTTCACCTTTCGTACCTTGTAGCACCAAAGTATCAAGCTGGTCATTGAAGGTGCGCAGTAGATCTTCACCACGCTTCTGAGATTCCATGTAATTATCTAGTGCATCTTGCTGGGCATTGACCATGTCACCAGCAGCACCCTTGCCGTTGAGGTCGCCTGTTTTTACCCCTGCAAGGTGACCAAGTTCAAATACGCCGCCAGGGCCACTGATACGCATGCCACGACCAAGGGCACCCTGAATGCCCATGTCAGTAGCAGACCAGCCAGGCTTCAAGGTGAAAGGTGTGCCCTGCGGTGTGTAGTAGTCACGGCCTGGATAGCCATGTGATGCAGCACCACGACCAAGACCAAAGCTGCTTGCTGTGCGTCCACCGCCAAAGTCGAGGGCTGAATCAACCATCGCTTCGAGGTTGCCGCCACGTACAAGCTGTGCGTGAAGGTGTGGACCTGTGCTGCGACCACGACTGGCATCACCCTGCCCGCCACCGGTCATGCCGCCGATCACGCCCTTGCGAACGGCCTTTTCAACCGATTTAGATGCACCGCTTTTGTCATTAAGTAATGGCGGCGGCGTGAAGCTTCCCTTAGCTGCGGAAGCGGCTGGAGTTGTAGCTACTTTTTTAAGTGCCTCAAGGTTCTGATCGATCTTGCCCAGGATCACACCCTGCAGTGATTGCGCGCGGGCAGCATTTGGATCAGTCGCAGGGATTCGCCTGAGTGATGTCTGCGCCTGACGCAGCACCTGCAAGTTCTGCTCAATGCCAACTTTGTTTGACTGTGGCGTGATCTGCCCTATTAGCTTTTCAAGTGAATCAACACCTTGGCTTGTAGCACCAAAGGTGATTTGATTGCCTGCGTAGGCAATGTTCCGACTGAAAGCACCACCACGACCCGCCGCCAATACACGATTGATGGAATCAAGTGCTTGGTTGGCGTAATCAAGAATACCTTTGAGCGTAGGCATTAACACCTCACCAAGCCGCCTGGCCAGACTGTCAATACCGTCCTGCAAGGTGCTGAACTTACCGCTCAACGTGTCAGATTGAGCGACAGCACCATTGGCATACTTGCCGCCAGCATCTGTTAATCGCTTCAAGGCGAGTTCAACCGCTTTTGCGCTGATCTGCCCCTTCTCTAGTGCCTCGCGGAACTCTTCTCCTGTGAGCCCATACATCTTCTGCAGTTCATCCTGCAGGTTGATGCCACGCTCCTGTAGCTGCAGCAGCTCCTCGCCTTGCAGTCTGCCTTTAGCTTGAATCTGTCCGTAGGCAGTAGCAACACCACTTAATTCAGCACCAGTGGCGCCTGCTACATCACCTAGACGTTTGGTGGTATCAACAAGCTTTTCACTATCAACACCAAAGGCCTTTAAGCGCTTGGCAGTTTCAATCAGATCAGTGCTGGTGAATGGTGTGACACTGGCGAACTGCTGTAGCTCGCTGATCACAGTCTTCGCCTTTTCCAAGCTGCCAGTTAGCACTTGGAGGCTCTTGGTCTGCGTTTCTAGTTCAGCAGTCTTGGCAAAGACAAACTTGCCTGCAGCCAACACTGCATAGGCAGACACCAGGCCACCAACAGCAGTGCTCAGTCTGTTGAACCCGCCAGCTGCTGATTCAGCCTGCTTGCCAGCACGTACTGCTGCATCACCAGCGCCCTTGGCACCGCGTTCAATGCCTTGAAAGGGATTCTGCCCCTTGAGTTTATTGGCAGTCCCTTCAACACCTTGTAGCTGATTAGAGACCTTGCTCAGAGCAGAGGTATTGGCCTTGAAGAGGAGGTCAACGGCAAACTGAGCGGCCAAGATCCCTGCGCAGCGTTAACGCCAGCCTACCGACGCCGCCGCTGCGCATCTTTCATGGCCTTCTGCTCTTGCTGATGGCGGACCTCATAGAACGCCGACCACAGCTGAAGCTCTTCAACCGTGATCCGTTCCATCAGCTCCTGCAGGGTGTAGCCGAGCTTCTCAGCTACCACCATCTGCAGCATCAGAAATCCGTCTTTCTCGAGCTGGCCCTTGATGGCTTGGGGCTTGCATCCTCCTGTTCAGCTGCCTCAGCTTCCTGCAACAGCTGCAGCATCAAGCCCTCAACAACACTGGCGGGCAGCTCATTGCGAAGCTCGGCAATCTCACCAGCAGTGAACAGCTTCGCGCCGTTCTCATCCTCAGCCATCATCACCAGCAGTTGCAAGGCGAAGTCGGTGGTGTTGTCGTTGCCAGCCTGCTTCTGAGCACGCGCACGCTGCGCCAACGTCACCGGCTTGCTGTAGAACTCGAACTCAGTCCCGTTGGGAAGATCCACGCTCCGACGTGTCGCCTTCATGGCCACAGACGCCTTCAACCGATCTAGAGCACGCATACCTAGGAGTAGTGACTCGGGTTCAGTGTAGGGAGAAGGGAGGACCAGCCTCCCCAGCTCCAGCTGGGAGTCACCACCAGCCAGGTCAAGCCTACCCAACATGAAAAAGCCCCCTGCTCCAGGACAGGGGGCAAAAAGGTCCTCCGCCTTCAGTCTGTCTTAGACAAACAGACGGGTCGGCTGGCCAGACACGCTGAAGTTCAGCTCAGCAACAGTGACCTCTTCAGGCGCAACGCTCAGGCTGAAGCCCATGATCGAGATCGGAGCCTGAATGAACAGGCTCTTCGTATCGTCGGGCTTGCCAGTGCCATCGTCCACGGTGTTCACGTAGAGACGGACTTCGGCGCCGCCCTGGTTCTTCCTCATGCTGTTAGACAGCAGACGGTTGGCCAAGCTGTTCTGCTCAGAAGTGAACTGAACGCTCATCGTGCCAGTGCCGCTGGCATAGCCAGCCTGCATGGTGCGAAACGGCGCTTGGGTACTGGAAACACCGACACCGCAAGGCAGAACGGTGGTGTCCAGCTCTTCACGGCTCAGGTCGATCTGGAAGGTCTTCACCTGGCAGACGGCCGCGAACTCCGCGAAGTCGAGGCCGATGTGGTTGTCAGCTCCAGGGGTGTCAGCAGTGCCGCTACCGCCAGTTGCGGTGATGGGGATCGCTAGCCCACCGGGAGTTTCGGAAACGCTGATCGATGTCATCGTCCGAGCGACAACGTAGTAGGTGTCACCAGGGGTCAAAGCATCAGTCAGCTTGCTGTTGTCGCCCTCTTCGGTAAAGACAACAGGGTCGCCAACACGGAAGTCATTGTCCGCGGGGACCTTGATCAGAGTGCCAACAGGGAAGTCGGTGAAATCAAGCAGGCAGAACTGAGTGCCAGCTGGTTGGAACCAGATCGAACCTTCGGAGCCCGTAAGCACCGTTTGTGAACATGCGATAGGCATTGAAGTGCCTCAGGTAAACAACAGGCGGGGGCGTCTGTTGACCAGCGGGGGCACTGGCTTCCCTAACCCTACGCAACCCGAGCGGTGAAGGCGCAGCTCATCTGTGTGGCCTGATGCGGCCGCGAATCAGGTGCCAATCCATTAGGCCCGTTTATGTTCCGCGTCCGCAGGTGAACGCCGCCCTCGTTCACAAGCACCTTGTTGACCCTCACCCATTCCTTGATCACCACCTGCATAACGTCCTCCGCTGGCTTCATGCCACGGCCCTTTGGCGTGTACAACACCAGATTGCAGGTGCCCACAATGTTGTCCGCACCTTCGCAGCCGATCGCTTCCGTCACGGTCTGCGGGATGCTGATGTTCACCGTTGCATAGGTGCCGGCAGCGTCCTTGCTGGGTGTGTCCTGAACGTTGTCGAAACTTTGGTCAGCGAATGGCACGCCAGCCGCTGTCAGCGCATCGCTGGTCAGCTTTGCCATGGCGCCCCGCACTTGCTGGTAGCTCATAGGTCGTACTTCTCCCTAACTGCATTGGCTGCATCCTCTTGGATCTGTCCTATCTCGACGTTCACGAAGTTAAGGAACCAGTTTTTGTCCGCCTTGGCGTACTCCTCCAAAGCAAGCCGCTGAGCGTATGGCAGCGAGTTCGTCAGGTGATACGGCTTGCGGCAGTCCACACGTAACCCGTCAGCGTCGTTGTTGGGGCTATCGGTCCCCTCAGGCGCAACGTCACTACTAGCGGCACCCTCAGCCGCAAACCAACTGGACCGCAAACGGCCTGTATCCCTTGGGGTAATGGCCCCCAGCGTGCCCTGACATGTGCGAATCGTTTCGTAAACCGTGGCGTCGAGCGCCTTCTTGAGGTGCGCCTCGAGGTCCCTTGCGTTGCTGAACTTCGGCATTAGTTCGACCTCACACGCAGCTTGAACGCAATCAGCTGGTCGCCCGCGTACTGCGGGTCGACTGCAACCACCTGCCAGGTCTTCCCTTGATAGGTCACGCTGTCAGATGTGGTCGGCACCACCGGCAACAACACATGGCTGAACCACATCAGCGCTTCATAGGTTTCAGCAACACCGCCACCCTCGAGGCGTTTCATCTCCTCGACGCCAGCCTTGATTGCATAGGTGGCGACCGGATCGACGACGGAGCCACTCAATGGGTCGTAGACGGGGGCAGTGCTTCTGTGGCTGTAGACGCAGTTGGAGCCAAACAGCTCCACTAGATCCTTGCCTACACCGCGGAACAGCGTGTCAAAAGTGGCCATCAGATCCAGCTCCGATAGGCGTAGGACTGCGTGCAAGTGCGATGCAGCACGCGACCGCTACCTGTCGGTGTCCTTAGCCAACAGCGCAGCATGTCAACCAGCCAAGGGAACGCCTGCAACACAGCAGGCCCGCTCGAGCTGACCTTCTGATCACCAGCGCCGGCCTCGAAATACTCAACACTCAGGCCACCAAGCTGTGCCTTCTTGATCGTGGCGCCAGACGTGCCGCCACCCATGATCGCGGTTGGGTTCTTGCTCAAGGCCAGAGCAAGCTCGCTCACGGCTTGCAGCCAACCGTCAGCAAATAGGCGCCCGCAGCATTCAGCGTCCTGATCGAAACACAGGTTGCCCAGCCAACGTTGAGCCTCCGCCAGCTGAATGTCCTGATCAGTAAGCGCTGTCCACTCCGCAGTTCGCGGTGTGGTGGCGAAATAGGCGGTGGCTTCCGCCGCTGTAATTACGGGCAGCGTCATCAGATGGGGACGGCAATCACGTTGTAGCCCTGACGCTGTAGACGACGCTTTAGATCGCGCGCCTGCGCAGGATCGCAATCAATCACAGGGATGAATGACTGCGGCCGCATGTGGGGCGGGAGCTTCTCGCTGGGCTCAAGGTAAAGGCGGATCATTTGGAGCACCGGCCCTGCCTCGACACTCAACCAGTCTAAGTGGCGGTTCTTTTGGCCTTTGCAGATGCACGACTGCGCTGGCCAGCCGTCATCCGCTTCCATACGGACAGCTCAATGCCGCAACGCTCTGCAGCTGCCGCCATGCGTTGGCGCGGGTTGAGCCCCATGGCAAGAAGCTCTTCTCCACGCTTGCCCGTGCGCTTATGCCTTATGGACAGCGCTGAACGCTGCACCTCGGGCAGGCCAAACCACACACGCGGGTCAATCCCAAACCTTTGAGCCAATTCAAAGCTGCGTCTTTCCGCTTGGTTTGGGCCAAGCAAGGCTTCAGCGCCTCGAATGCCCCTGTTGTACCTGGCTCGTATGGCTGATCGCTTGTTCTCGTCAAAACTGCGCCATGTGTCTCGATCTATGCCGTATTTGTTTGCCGCACGATCAAGGGGCGCCTGCACTCGCTTGTTAATCCATTCGGCCGTGTGCTCGACCTGCTTCAATTTTTCGCTGCGCTTTGCCAGTGTTTCAGCGGATGGGTTTGAAGCGCCTTCGCCGCCATCGGTCAAGTTGCGGAGACAGCCAGTGCCTTGGTCTTTTCGCCCTAAGCAGTAGATCAGAGCAATCTCGTATTCAAACGCCTCATCTTCAGACAGCTCGCCGACCAAGATTTTGCGGCGATCCTCAGGCGGCAACGCAATCCTTCGACTGCTTCCATGGATTCGGTATCCGTTGCCCTTGCCGATGTAGTAGGGGGTGCCGTCCGTCCGCAGGTAGGCGTAGACGTAGAACCGGCGGTCGTTTACGGTCTTCATGGCTGGTCGGTGATGCGACTGGTCCGGGAGAGGAGGGTTGCACCCCTGCCTCTCCATTCATTATGCCATAGGGTCTACCCCTGCGCAGGGAGAGCGCGGACGCAGGCAGACTGAGGTTGCCCTCAATCGGTCAAGCAATGCCCGACGCTCCTGCCAAGGACAGCCCCGCACCTGCGGCTGCTGATGCACCTGCGCCCGCACCCAAAGAAGAACCAACACCTGCAGCACCCAAGGCATCAAAGGCTGCGCAAACCTCAACCGACTTCACAGATGAACAAGTCGTGGCGCACCTGATCACCGGCGTGCCGCTGGCATGA